ACTGGAAGTTGTGTAGACCGTCGTGGCCGCACCAAGGTCCGCAGTTGAAGCATACAGGGCAAGTTTGAACGTGTCCGTCCCAAACACATGCGTGCCTGTGAATAGTTCCGCCTTAAAGCTGGTGGTCTGCGTTTGAACAATAGCCATATCAGATCACCTGTGTCCTTACCTGCCCACTGCGGTAGGCGTCCTGGCGATTTTTCCCATCACCCAGATTCTTCAGCAGCGTCAGGGATTGAACGTACTGCTTGTCCGTCTCGGCCACGATGTCGGGCTCTTGCTTCATGAACCGGGCAGCTTCGACCAGTACCGCGTTAAACAGCACGCTGTCAAAGTTGTCGCCAAGCCATGTGTTGGTGGCTGTCACGATGCTCTCTGGATAGCCGAAGTAGTTCAGTTCCGTTGCAAGCGCTGAGCTTGGCGTCGGGCCAAGGATAAACGTCTGCTCCGTGGGGGTCACAGAGTTTGGCCCAAACAGCGCGTAATACTTGGGCACTCCGGTGGAGGCAGGGTTTGGAAACGATTCCCGAATAAAGTTAACATCCTTGTTCAGAAGGAACTCGTAACTGGAACCATTTACCACCGCAAGGCTGAACACAGACAAGAAGTCTGACGGGGCCGAGAGGTACTGATTACCAATCGTCAAAGTGCCCATGACACTCTTACGAAGGATTGGCAACTGAACAGCGTTGTAAATGCGCTGCTCTGCCAACTTCGTCATAGTGGCGAAGTCAGTAGCCGAGAACGTGTTCTCGGTGTAATCCTCCACAGCAGTTTTAAGAGCAGCGTAATCCACGGTTTACCTCAAGCCATCGGCCCACGGGCCATGAAGCCACGGGTAGCCGCACCAGCACCGCGCATCTTGACGCCAGAAGTCTTTGCCGGAGGAGCAACCTCCTTGGAGGAGTTCCCAATCACCATGCACAGGTCACGGGGGTTCTCAGCACCTTGAGGATATGCCTGCTTGGCAGGCGCAAGTTTCTTGGCCTTCATGGTTCACCCCGTCTTCTGGTTCATGGCGCGGGAAAGGTTCTTCCCGTACTTCATGCGGTCATCGGTGGTAGGACCGCCCTTTTTGAAAGTCTTCGGCTCCCCTTTGTGCCGTTTGGCTTCGTGCGCCTTGACAGCGTCCTGGGGTGTCATCTTTGCCATTTCGGGCTCCTTGTGCTTAGGTCACTACGACCGTTACTGTACCAACATATCCTTGCGCAACCAAGGCGTTTGGAGTCAACCCGTTGTCAACCCCTCGCGCCCCGCCAACAGGGTTCCAGCCCCACTCAATTACCCGGCTACCTTCACCAATAGTACCGATAGCCGTTTGTCCTGAGGCGTACCAAGTGTTCGTATCAGGGCGTGGATCGCGGATGGCTTGTGGATCACTGACTGGGTACATACCCAGTTGAAGCTGCGGCTGATCCGGAGTCCAACATTGAGGGCATGCCTTGATCTGCGTCTGCTTGGTCTTGACGGTCAGGTTCTTCAGCTTTTTCAGGTCGAAACGAAACCCACAGACATCGCAGAATCCAAATGCCTTTGCACCGTTTGCAAACCTGTTTGCCATGTCAGCTTATGAACATCTGGCGCGGCACAAACCGCACAGCAGCCTTCTCACGGTCTTCCGTTGAAGCTAGTTCCCAAGCCTCGTCATACTGAGCCTTCAGGATCTGCATGCGCTCCATCGCACCTGGGAGCTTCATGGACAGGTAGTACGCCAAGCCTGCTACCAGAGCGTTGAGGAAGCGGAACGGAATGTCCTGCGTGTACGTGCCCCCGGCACCAGCGTCTTGCATCCTGCGCAAACGCCAGTAGACGAGCGTGTAGGTCTGCGAGTTGTCAGGCGTGGGCCAGACAGTGAACTGTGGCGCAGCGGCTTGGCGGTTGATCCAGATCTGAATCGGCCTTGCTTGTTGCAGCTTGTTCGGGATGGACGAGTAGGTGGAGACCGAGATGCGCGTGATGGTCAGGTCAACTTGAGTGGAGACATTCCCAGAACCTGTGCGAATCACATGCTCAAGAAGATCCACCGTGTCGGCAGGTAGCGTGTAGGTGTTGGTGCCAGGAGTCAGGACTTGTGAGCCTTGCTCGATAGTCCACAGATTTACCCCGCGATTTGCCCAATCGGTGAACAGCAGATTCAACGACCGCCGTGCGGTCTTCAAGTCATAACCCGTGCGAAGCTCTGCACCACAGCGCTCAAAGGCTTCCTCAACCGCATCATTGAGGTCAAGGTTAAACGTAGTGGTGCCAGAGGTTGTCATGGCTTATCGCTTTGCAGCCCGCATGTTGTCGATCAAGTTGGGGTAGGGCCTACCAGCGGCTTTTGCAGCAGCCTTGGCACTTGCCTTCTTGGCGGGGGTAAGGGGTTTGGATTTGGCTTTGGGGTTAGGGGTATCCCAGACCTCGCCGCCCTTGGCGTACTCAGTGAAGTCAGTGTTATCACGGCGCTTTTTCACCACACCTTTACGGATAGCCCCCATACCCCGTGAAGCCATCATACAAACCTACCTTTGGTTTTACCCCGAGATTCGCAACCACCGCCACGGACCTTGCCACCTTTGGCGTAGTTGGTTCGACCGCTTTCTTCGTCTACTTCACGCAAAGCCTTCTGCATACCCTGGAAATTTTCTTCGTCTTCCAACCGCCGCTTCGCGTCTTTAGTCAACGTCACGCGATCCCCAGTGGCTGCTCGGTCAATAGCAGATCCTGCCTTATCCACCAACTTACGGCCAACTCCAGTGGCTTCATCAAGTGCACGGCCAGCTTCAATGCCACCTTGCAATGCTGCACCAGCAAGCCCAGCCCTAGCGCCAAGGCGTCTGGCAGCACGGCCACCCGCTTCACGAACAGAATCCTTAGCCCCGCCCTTGAGGCCGGATGACTCCACGTTCATCCGTTTGCGGACTTTGCCAATGTCTTCAGAGGTGCGTTGAACTACATCTTCTCTAGCGCCGGGGATGGATTGCCAGCGGGTTGCCATATCACACCATCTTTCCGCGAGTCTTGCCCTTACGAGCGCAACCGTCAATCTTGCCGCCCTTGGCGAGCTTGCGGCCTTCATGGACCTTCATGCCAGCCTCATTTGCCTTCTCCTGCTTCATTGCGTCCAACTCTGCGCGGATGCCAGCAGGGGGCTTATCCTTGGCCTTGCGGGCGTGATACGCCTCCATCTCTTTGGCAGTTGCCCCGCCAATTCCAGTAGAGCGCATCATTAGCAAGCCCTCCCGCCCATAGCCATCTTGATCATCTTGCCCTTGGTCTTGCCCTTGGACTCGATACCACCACCCTTGGCGTAGCCCTTGGCTTCCTTCATCTCTTCAGCAGCCATCTTGGGTTTGCCGGCCTTCTTCAGGGCGGCAGCATGGCGCATTTCCATTGCTTTCTTCGCGGGGGACATCTTCATTTCGCCTCCTTCGGCATGGGCTTTAGGCCCGACAAACTTCTTCGCTACGCTAGGCGGGACATCCGTCTTGCCAGCGAGAGACGCATACATGAACCGGCGTTGCTTTTCAGACTGGACTGGCACTTTGTTTACTCCGCAGAGTATCCAGCTTGGCTTCGATCCTGTCAAAGCGCTCCAGCAACTCTTTCATATCTGCTCGGAACTCAGACCGAGTAATGTGATCACGGGCAATCTCTTCCCGCGTGCGGTTGAGCAGGATAGACAACCTATCAAGCTCCTTGAACTTGGCCGACATGAAGAACGCCACTGCGCCAATCAGGATGGTCAGGACGAGGTTCCAGAGTATTGTCGCTTCCATGAGTCAGCACTTCCATCTTGCGAGCGAAGCCGCCTTCCGCGTCGGCTTGCCATTTTCATCTTTCATCGGCCCAGGCATCCCAGACATGCGGGCGCAGAATGACTTCTTCCGTGGGCCACCTTCGGGCTGCGGAGCCTTCAGGTTGCTTCCAGTTTCGCGGTTGTACTTAGCACGGCCCTTAGCTGTTAAGCCAGCGCCTTGAGAGACGGGCAACTTTTCACCCCGGCCAACGGCAAGCGACGGGCCTTTTTTCTTAGCCATCTCAGCACCACACCCTTCTCGGCACTGCTGGTGCCGGGTCCACAATGTATGCGTCCAACTCAGGCGCTTCAGGGGTCCGCACGTTCACATACCAGCCGTCCAGCGGCACGGGGTCATACGGGTCAGGCAGCGGCTCAGGCGGGCGCTCGTACAAGGTTCCCAGCGTGTCAATGGCGTAGTAGTTCGGCGTGAGAGTAACCTGCCCCTCGTCGTCCTCGGTAGAGGTGTAGAGGATGGCCGTGGCCTCAGCCTCATCAGCAAACTTCAGCATGTAGTCTGTCATGTCGTCAGCGCCTGTAGGGTTGAGTTAGGAAGACGGGTGCTGTAGTAGCCGATGCGGCGGATGGTGCCAGTTGGCAAAGATGCCCCTGTAATGCCGCCAATATTTAGTTTATTTACTGCCGGGACTGTCCCTACCCCATCCAGCACCGCCGCGCCGCCATTAACACTAAACGCAAAATCGTTAACTTTATATGCCGCAGCAGCTTTTGTTGTGGCGTTTGCAATCAATGTGCTAGCAGCTGACTCGTTAACTTGGGTTACCGCGCCTGCTCTAACTTCATATCGTGTTGCTGACCCAGAAGAAGTGCCCCAAATAAGTATTCGGTTGGCACTTGATCCATCATCAAAAGAAGTAATTAGTGTGTTCGCAGCCACAGCATATGGCGTTACCTCAGCACTCAACGTCCCCTGATTCGGGTTGTACCAAGTGTAGAAGTTGTCCCCCAGCATGGACGCTGAGTCCGCGTTTCGCGTGACCTGAGAGGCTACAGTGGGGATGTAGCTGGTGGCGAAGGAGCCGGCCTCTAGTTGAGCGCCCCAAGCGTAAACGGAATCTCCGATAGCTGAAACGCCAGAACTTACGCTGTTAACCGGCAACGCTTGCATTACAAGCGTAGTAGTTGTAGCTGTTGCTGTTACGGTGCAGCGATACCAGCCGTTGCCTACATTCGTGATAGTTGCTGTTGAAGACAGCGAGGAAACTACGTTGTTGCCAACAGCGCCCGTGTTTAAGTTGAACGTCCAAAATGCGGTGTTTGCACCATCAACAATAGATACCGCACCGAAGTTGGTTACGTTCTTTTGTAAAAATATGCTTGCTGTGTATGCTGTGGCGGCGGTCGTAGTCGCCGTTTGAGTTATTACTCTCGTTCCAGCGGCAGTGCTTGCAACATTTGTTGAGGCCGTTCCATCTGGTGCCGTTACGCCAGTTGACAGTGCCAAGCCTGTTTTTGCGCCCCACGCTGCGTTTGAGTAATCTGACGAATACGTCAGCAGGTTCGTCCGCTGCTCCTCAATCAGCAAGCCCTTTGCAGTGGCGGTGTAGCCGGTGACTTCTTTGACGGAGACATTATCAACAGTCGCGGTGACTGCCCCAAGACACTGAAGGTAGAGGCTGGTATCCCCGGAACAAACCAATTGAACTGTCTTGCTTCCTGTAGTGGTAAAACTTAATGTGGACCCTGATCCAGCGTACACCACCAACGAACCACCACTTACAGCGGCCACATCCAGCGTGATTTGGTATGTCCTACCGATGGTTAGGATTGCTTGTGATGCAGTAGCGTTTGACGCCCCCGACTTAACAAACTGACCGCCAGATGCAGCCCAAGCACCAGAAATTGTCCAACCCGTGCTTCCGTTGCTGAAATCTCCGTTGACAACCAGTTCGTTGCCCAGCACCGGAGTCCCGGTCGGGTCATAGTCGAACCTCGGGCCGTAGTACGCCGTACTCGCCGCCGCTGCCTGTGGGTTGTAAACGTAAGGGTCTACGCTGGCAGAGTTGGAAAGCTGGAAGTCACTGACGTAGATGCCACTGGTGCCGTCGCCGGTGTAG